ACATTGAATCTTACTGTTCAACTTATTTTGGAAAACGCAGAGATGGCGATAGCCGGATCTTACGTTTATGATGATGATGGCGTCTTTAATCCAGACAACATTACAATTCAGCCGGGGACGTTCATACCGAGAAGCCCAGGCTCGACAATCGAAACGCTCCAAAGTCCGGGCCGTTTTGATGTTGCTCAGCTTGTTCTTGATGATATGCGCCGTAATGTTCGCAAGGCATTATTTATAGATGAGTTAGACACTAGACCAAATGCTCGTACTCCATTGTCTGCTACTGAAGTGTCTGAAAGACTTGCTGATGTAGCTAGAGATATGGGTGCTGTAGCTGGTCGTATGCAGAAAGAGTTTCTACAGCCTCTTGTAGAGCGTATCATCAAGATTTATACAGACCAAGGTTTGTTAGACATACCTAAGGTCGATGGTCGTGAGCTTAGAATTGTTCCAGTATCACCATTGCTTAGAGCACAGGATCAGCAAGATGTTGCTGACTTTGTTCGTTTTCAGCAGACAGTTGCTGGCACATTCGGGCCTGAGATCACACCAGCATTGTACAATCAAGAACAGGTTATTCGTTATCTAGCACAGAAGTTCGGTATTCAAGAAGAGCTGCTTGCGGATGCACAACAAGTCCAGCAAAGCGCCCAGTTAATGCAGCAATTGATGGCTGCACAGCAAGGCGGGGGTATGCAGTGAAGGAGAAAATAAATGTTTCGCCAGATGGTAGAGGATACACTAAGGAAGTTGACCAAGATCTTAATTCTAAAGCCTACGCTCTTTTTGGCTCGGGGGTTGGAAGGGATTTTTTACAATATTTGGAAAGCTTGTCGACAAATAACATCTACGGTGCTGGGGTGGGAATCGAAACTCTAGCACATGCAGAAGGCAGTCGCTGGATAGTGGCTGTCATTAAAAAGCGTACGGAATTAGGTAGGAAGCAAGGCGATGGCTAAAACAGCGGCTTGGCAAAGGAAAGAAGGTCAAAATCCAGAAGGCGGTCTTAATGAAGCTGGACGTAGATCATTGCGTAAACAAGGCAAAAATATTAAACGCCCTGTATCAGCCAAGGAAGCTAAAAAGTCCCCGAAAGCAGCAGCAAGACGCAAATCCTTTTGTAAGCGGATGATGGGTATGAAAAAGAAGCTTACAAGCAAAAAAACGGCTAATGACCCTAACAGCCGTATCAACAAAGCACTAAGAAAGTGGGATTGTTAATGAATGAAGCAGTAGCAGAAAGCGTTGAAACCGAAGCATCAGTCGAGGTTCAGGCATCAGGAGTGCAGGAGCAACCTCAAGAAGCATCAGAAAGATTTGATTGGCTTCCTGAGAAGTTTGAAAGACCAGAAGAACTTGCGAATAGCTATAAAGAGCTAGAGCGTAAGTTTTATCAGCGCAAAGATGAGCTAAGAGAGCAGATTGTCTCTGAGCTTAATCAAGAAGCTATAAGCGCAGCACCTATTAGCCCCGGCGATTACGAGATTGAGTTTACACCGCCAGAGGGATTGGAATACACAATTGCTAACGATGACCCTATGCTCGATTGGTTCCGTACCAAAGCGCATAATTATGGTCTATCTCAGCAAGAGTTTAATGAAGTCATTAACGAATATGCGGCTATGGACACCCAGCGTGGCCCTGATTGGAACGTAGAGTCACAGTCTCTAGGTGAATATGCAGAGCAGCGTTTGGAGCGTGTAGACTCATGGGCGCATAAGTCACTTAGCCAAGAAGCATATTCTGCTTTTGCTAATATGCCAGCATCAGCAAATCTTGTTCAGCTATTTGAAGAACTCATGGAACTCAATGGTCAGCCACAGTTTAACATGGTTTCACCAACAGAGTTTCAAGAACGTCTTAGTATTGATGATTTACGCTCAATGCAGCAAGACGAGCGTTATTGGAAAGATAAAGACCCAGCCTTTATTGCAAAGGTTCGGGCTGGATTTGACCAATATTCACGGCAAAAATAAATGTGAATTAACAAACACATCACTTTCTGTCAGTTTTACCGTACTGAAGGCCCGTAGTGTTGGTCTCGGCCCTAAATGGGGTAGCTCCCCTAACTGGACAACCGAACAAAGCCAATATGAAGGAATAACCGGATGGACAATGTAACTTTAACTTTAGGATAAGGAGCTAATAGTATGGCAACCCCATCTATTGATACTTCCTTTATCGAGGAGTTTGAATCCGGCGTCCACATGGCGTATCAGCGCATGGGTTCAAAGCTTCGTGGTACTATTCGTACTGCCAATGGCGTTAAGAATAAAACCACTTTCCAGAAAATCGGTAAAGGTTTTGCTACTACCAAGGCTCGTCACGGCAACATTGCCCCGATGAACCTTGATCACACCAACGTTTCAGTCACCCTTGAAGATTACTTCGCTGGTGAGTGGATTGACGATCTGGATCAATTGCGTATCAACCACGATGAGATGCTTGTCGCACAGCAGTCAGGTGCATATGCACTTGGTCGCAAGACCGACGAGTTGATCCTCGACGCAATGGACACAACTACAAATGCCCTTAACGAAACCACAAACGGTATCACATTGGCTTGGGCTTTCAGCTTGATGGAAGCTTTCGGTAACAATGATGTTCCTGATGATGGTCAGCGTTATTGTGTTATTGGTTGGGAAAACTGGTCACAGTTGATGGACATTGATGAGTTCTCTCGTGCAGAGTACATCGGTCAGGAAAACTTGCCTTTTGCCAACTCAGTAACAGCAAAGCAGTGGCTTGGCTTTACATGGTTCCCATTCTCAGGATTGGACGATGATGGCTCAAACCGTAAGTGCTTTGCATGGCATCAGTCAGCAGTTGGTCATGCAATTGGCGCAGATGTTTCATCTAACATGCAGTATCACAACGATAAAGATGCGTATTTTGTATTGAACAAGATGCAAATGAACGCAACACTGATTGATGCGAACGCTTGTTATGAACTGTCGCTGAAGAAATAAGGGAGGTTTACAATGGCACTAGTTAAAGCAGACCTTTCTTTGGTCAACTACTCAGGCAATGGCTTCCATATTTGGCATTACAAGTCAACCACAGACGCTCTAAACACAATTGATACAGCTGCTTACTTTAACAATGTATCAAGTGAAATGAACGTAGGTGATGTGATCTTCATCAATGCTTCAAATGGCTTCGGCATTGCAACTGTTGTGTCTAACACTGGCGGTGTAGTCGATACTGGCGACATCGTTAGCATGACAACAGATAGCCGGTAATGGCTAAGAAACCAACAATGAAGGCGGCAGCGAAAGCTGCCCCTTCTACCTCTCCCAAAGAAGAGACTCGTAAGGGCTATGTTCGTAAGATTGGCCCTAATGCTAAATTAGGTAAGGGTGTATCGTAATGAGAGTTCCCAAGAAGCCTCAAGCCAAGTCAAATGTTAAGAAAGTAGCTTTTGACTCTGATGCAGCGCAAACAGTTGTAAACATATTGTCTCATGGCATTGCCGCACCTGTTATTGGTTACGGCATGTATAAGCTAGGCAAGGGCGTCAAGAACACTTACAAGCAGTTTCGGTCAATGGGCCGTTATATGAAAGGAAGCAAATAATGGCATTTCAAACCTGTTCAACTTGCCCAACCCCCGGCAAATGCCGAGCCGCTGGCAAGTGTCTTAATGCCAAAAAATCCACTAAGACAATGGGAAAAGGTTACGGTAAGTAATGCCAACAACCCCATCTACCGACATTGAAGTAGCACAGAAAGCAATGGTTCTAGTTGGTCTGGAGCCATTGGCTTCGTTTACAGACCAAACTGATGAAGCTTTGGTAGCAAACACTATCTTCGAGGATGTCGTAGAGGATTGTCTGGCACAGCATAACTGGAACTTTGCCACAGGTCAGAAAATTCTTAGTAGGTTAACGGCTACGCCAGTAGACCGCTGGGACGCTGCATATGCGCTTCCTACAAGCCCTGCGGTTGTTCAGGTACAAACTGTTACCATTGACGATCAACCCCAAGAGTACGACATCTATGAGCGTTATATCTACATTAACGCTGAAGTTAGCGAAGATGTTGTTCTGAACTATATTTATCGTCCAGAGACTCAATAC